CGCCGTCTTCTGCGGTATCTTCCTGCCCACGGCTCCGGCTTGCGTCGTCGCGTGCGAGTACGTCGTCCAGCGCGGCTTTGGCCGCTATCACGGCCTCCCTGTTACGGTCGCTGAGTACGCGCCCGGCTTTCGACAAGTCCGCAAGCTTGCTGATAGGGCTCAGCAGGGCGTCCAAAGTCTCGGGAGATAGGGCTCTCCCCTCTGTCTGCCAGTGTCGCGCGATATTGTCCACGCCGGTTAGCGCCTTCAGCGCCCTGTCAAGGTCGTCATAGAAGCGCAGTTCCTCGGGGTCCTCAATGTCTGCGAGTGCAACGCCTGCGACAATCCTGTCTTCCTTGCGCAACCACGGGCGGTCCATCGCAAGCCCAAGCGACTTGCCGAGTTGCAGGTCCGTGTCCATGTTCGCGCCGATGGTCACTGCGGAGAGTTCCAGCAGGTCGAAGTCCTTGTCGCCCTGCGGCCCGCCCCAGTGCCAGACACCATCGTCGTCCTCGCCGCCCGACTTGCTGAAGTCCCAGGCATGTCTGCCCGGCAATGGGTTAAACCCGATGCTCTGCGACAGCGGGATGTCCGCTTCCAGCAGGTTGAACAGTTCGTCGGCAGGCTGCGACTTGCCCGGCGCAAGGAGCTTCGCGCGGGTGACTACGCGGTCGCCGTCCAGCCGGAAGTCGACCACCTTGCCGATGACGTTCCCCGTCCAGTGGTCGCGCAGGTACGGCAGGCCCTTGCCCGTGCGCGCGAATGCGGCCTGAAACGCCCGGTGCAAAGCGGCCTGATTGACCACTTCACCATGCCTGTCCCGCGCGCCCGACGAGGCGATGCCCTCCACGTAGCGAGCGCCATCGGCGTCGTCAGTGAGCGCCTTGACCTCGGATGGCATGGTGCAGATGCGCGAAAACGCCGCGCCAGTCGGCTGGTTCATGGTTCACTCCTCTCCGTCAGTCCTCTGGTATCACTGCGGCCACGCTGCACCTGCAGTTGATCACTTCTTCCGCAGGCCCGTTCGCGTCCCCTGGGTGCAGAAGCCCGTTGGCGAACGTCTCATCCGCGCCCACCACGTTTCCATGCAGGCGCGCGTGGCTGTCCCGCACCCGGTCGTCCAGCGTCGCGATCCATTCCTTGCCAAGCTCGGCAAGCTCAATCGCAGCCGCCGCGCCGATATTGCTGGCACCGACAATTTCCGTCTGCGCGATGCGCCGCGCCTGATAGTCGTTCAGGTGCCCGAAGCGCGCCTGCAGGTCGTCGGCGATCTCCGATATCGGCTTGCCCGCGCGCTCACCGTTCACGATACGCGCCCGCAGGTCGTCATGCAGGGTCCGCGCCACCGTCTTGACCTTGAGTTCCTTGTCCCGCAGGTGCGCAATGACGCGCGGGTTCTCGCGGTCGAAGAACAGGTCTCCCGCGTTCGGCAGGCGCAGCGCAATTTCCCCGAGTACCTGTTTGCCCTCTGCAATCGCCGCTTCCAATGCCGCCCCGCGCACTGTCTTCCAGAGCGCGTTCCCGGCCTCGTCCACGTCAAACAAAACTGCCTCCGCATCCGGCACACTGGCCTTCAGCGACTTGAACGGCTCCAGCTTGCCGAGTACCGCGTCCCGCAGGTCGTCGCCCCAGGCGATCACGTCACGCTCCAGCGCATCTTCGCGCGGCGCGATCCGGTCGTCAAACGCCTTGACTATCGCTGCGTGTTCGCTGGACCCGAAAGGGACCGCGCCACCTGCCGCGATAACGGCCTTCTCGCGCGTCGCAATCGCGCCCTTGGGTGTTTCCTCGTCCGCAGGCATTTCGTCGCGTCCTGGCGGCTCTATCGCGCCGGAATCGGTATCCTCTACAGGTGGCGCGAACTGCGGCGGCAATGGCTGCGGCTCAGGCTCGGGCGGGTTTGCAATCTCTTCCAGCGTCACATAGTCTTCCACGGCCTTGCGCTTGTACCGCGCCCCGATGCCGTCCGGAAGCGCGTCGTAACCCAGCGCCTGCCGGTACTCGTCGATGCTGGTCACGCCAGAGTTGAACGCCACGTCCTCGCGCTCAGCCTGCGCGCCCATGTCCTCCTGCAGCGCCTTCACCACTGTCAGGTCGAACTGGGTCACAATGTCGTCACCGTACCGCGGCGCGAGGAACTCGTTGATATTGCCCGCCACGAGGTCCAGGAGCGGCTGCATGGTGTCCGACCAGAACTGCAATTGTGCCGCCTCGTAGTTCGCCCGGTTCACGTCCTCGGCCCGGAACAACTGCGTGGGCACACCCGTGACCGCGCTGATCTCGGTATCATGCCTCTGCGCCATGCCAAGGTACTCAGCGTCCCTCGCGCTCTGTTGCGTCTGCTGCCAGATGAAGTCTTGCAGGACCGCAACCTTGCCCGCGTTGTCCGCGCCTTTGTGCTTCTTCTCAAACACGTCGATGAGCCTGCGCAGTTCGTCCTCGTTGATACCCACGTCGCCCTTGGGTATCAGGAGACCGCCCAGGTTCAGGTTGTTGTCGAAAGTGCTGACCGCGAACATCAGCCGCGACCAGTCCGCCTTCAGGACCTGCTCCAGCGTTTCGGCACTGGACAACCCGTAGAAGTCGTTCAGCGGGTGCGGGTAACGGAAGTGCAGCACCTCGTCCGGCTCATACTGCACCGTCGCGCCGTTCGCGCTGAACTCATAGCCCTGCACCCAGTCGGTAGCGTCTGGAACCACCTTGACGCGATCCGGGCGCATCCGCCGCAGTTGCTTCGGCGGCGCGTAATTCTTCCCGCCCACGAGTTCCCAGTACGCATTTCCTGTCGCGCGCAGGTCGAAGAGCGTGGTGTAGATCATCTCCCGCCACGTGTCCTGCGGGTTTACCTGGTCCAGCAGGACGCGCAACGGGTGCGCGTCGTCAACGTCCTCCGGCAGAAGCGCCTTCGCCCGGCAGTATGCCCTACGCTCGTGGTACGGCACGTTCGCGAACTTGCGCTGCACGTGGGCCGCAGTGCCGCGCGTCACAAACCGCCCGGCTGCCTTCGCGGTCTCCTCGGGCACCAGCTTCTGCACGAGCAGCGGAACGCCCATGCCCGCCGCCGCGATATGGTTCAGTGCGGCGAAGTAATACGGGTGCCGCCAACTGTACTCCAGGTCATTCTTCGTGATGCCGGGATGCGACACGCCCTGCCCCGGATTGTAGACGACCACCTGCGGCTGCCTGCTGCCGCTGGTCTCGCGCGGCTTGCGCGGTGCCTTCGATAGCGCGGTCGGGTCGGGTTCGCCGCCCAGCCATTGAGTTATCGTGCTGAGCCAGCTCATCCCTCGCTCCCGAAGATCACAGCAGGTCGGCGCGGTGCCTTCTGCAAGGCGATGACCGCATACCGTAACGCATCCATGCAGTGGTCATTGACCTTCTGCGGCTCATCATTGCGGATAGTGCCGTCTCTCTGCTGCTTCCAGCAGTACGCCCGCAGTTCCGCGCGCGTCACCGTGCAGTCCGGCGCGAGGAACAAGCGGCGCGACGCGAAGCGCCCGGCTACTGCGGTGATGCCCGGCACCACGTCGTTCGTGGCCTGCGTCACCGGCAAGTGCGCCCGGCGCATATGCTCAATGTTGCCCGGCTCGCTCGGGTCTGCGTACCATTTCGCCACATTGTAGCGGTCAGTCAATACCTGCAGGGTTTCGGCCCACCAACTCAGTTCCTTGCGCTGCTGGACAACCTCTTCCAAAAGCCACGCATTGCCTTCCCCGTCGATGCCGATGACCAGCGCCACGCCATTATTCGTCCAGCCCCAGTCAATGCCGCCTATCGCGGTGGCGATGCCGTCTGCGGGCGGCTGCTTGACATGCAGGGTCTCGTCAAACTCAGGGTAGACGAGACCTTCGTAGGCGACGTACTCACCCAGGACTTCCTGCCGCCAAACGAGACTGCCGACGCCAAGTTCGCGATCCGCGCGCTCGTGGTAGTCTTTCGGCAGGGTCGGATTGTCGCGGCTGGTGGCCCGGATGACCTCCAGCCCGTCTCTACTTTCCGCGAGCGACCGATAGGTCCAGTGGGCCGTGCCCTTCGGCGTAAACGTGAAGCAGACGATGCGCGGGCCGCTTGGGTCCGATATGCGCCCCTGTAGGTAGTCGTAAGCCTGCCGCGACCAGAGGGCAACTTCGTCGCCCACCGCCCACCCAAGGGTCACTCCAAGCAGGCTTTCCGGGATGCTGGCAGTCCGCAACCAGATCCGCGAACCGCTCGGGAACGTGATGACGTTATCGGCCTTGTTCCAGGTCCACTTGTCGAGCAACCCAAGTTCGCCGCCGATGCCGATGAGTTCCGGCATCATCGCCTGCTTCAACTGCGGATAGGACGGCGCAACCAGCATTCCGGCGCACTGGTACTCGTGGGCAAGCAGCAATGCCTTCAGTGCCCCCGCCCAGGTCTTGCCACTGCGCGCGCCGCCCTGGAAGACTACCGTGTCAGCGGTGGACGCAAGGAAGCGCCTCTGCTGGTCACTCGCCTTCAGCGTCACCGTTGGCATCCGGCGCGTCCTCGCAATCTGCCGCAGTGTCGAATGGCGCGATCACGATATTCAGCGCCCCGCCACCCGCCCCGGTGAGTTCGTGGCGCTCCTTGCGGCCCCACCGCTCCGGGTGCTTCCGCTCAAGCCACCATTCCGCGTGCTTCGGGTCTTCTTCCGCCGCCTTCATCACGAATGCGACGTTCCGTATC